TTAACTTGGGGTTGTCCAAAGACCACCATTACGATGCTTGCTGTATAGGTCAAAGTACACCTAAAGAATTATATTTTAAAACTAATGAAGTTTTATATATAAAAAATATTGGAAGAGGATTATATCAAAGAACTAATTTAGATAAATATGGATTTCCAAGAGGATATCTACCAAGACAAAAATATTTCTTTGGATTTATGAGTGGGGATATTATCAAAGCGGTAGTACCTAAAGGAAAGAAAAAAGGTGTTTATTTTGGAAGTGCAGCTTGTAGGAGTACAGGAAGTTTTAATATTAATTTATTAAAAAGGAGAATACAAGGTATCAACTACAAGTATATGAAAATAATACAAAAATCTGATGGGTACAAATATAATTTAGGAAGGAGAGAAATACAGAGTCAAAATTCCTCCCACAGCTAAAGCAGTGGGCTTCCTTTTGACGCTTGTGTGATAAAGGATGTTAAATAAAGCAATTTTAATTGGTCGCCTTGCTAAAGACCCTGAAATAAATTACACACAAGGCGAAGGCGTAGCAGTCACAAAGTTTACGCTGGCGGTAGACAGAAACTTTAAAAACCAGAATGGCCAGAGGGAAGCAGATTTTATCCCTATAGTTTGTTGGAGAAAACTTGCTGAAAATGTAGCTAATAATCTTGGCAAAGGAAGATTAGTTGCAATCTCAGGAAGAATACAAACGAGAACATATCAAGCTCAGGATGGAAGCAGAAGGTATGTTACTGAGATAGTAGCGGATGAAGTACAATTCCTTGACTACCCGAAAGACAAACAAGCTACAACAGGGATAGACGGTACAGGCTTCATACCAGCAGATGAAGATGAAGAAGTACCGTTTTAAATAAAAATAAGGAGGTTTTTTAGTGAATTTCAAGAAGGCAGGCGATTAAATGCAATTTAAGATACCAGGCAGATTTCCAGGTATGAATGAAATAGTGGCAGAAGCCAAAAAAGGCAAAGGGAAATACCAACCATATGCCAAAATGAAAGAAGAATATACAAACATGGTGGCATGGGTAGCGGCGAGGATGCCAAAGTTTAATAAGATTGACGTAACAATTACGTGGGTAGAACCAAGTGCGAGACGTGACCCTGACAATATTATGGCTGCACAAAAGTTTATATTTGATGGACTTGTAAGAGCAGGGACAATTAAAGATGATAGCCAGAAATATATAAACAGTATTACCCACAAATTTGAAGTAGACAAGCGAAATCCAAGAGTAGAGGTTACACTTGAGGAGGCGGAATAACTATTGAGCAAAGAACAACTAAAACAATTTAAATATTTAAAAACAGAAATAGAAACAATTAAAAAGCAAATAGAAGATTCAAATTATACAATTGTAACAGATAGTGTAAGAGGCTCAGACTCAGAATTTCCATATACAATGCGGAGCTTCAAGATTGAGGGAATAGATGAAGATGATTACAACCGCAGAGTTAAGAGACTACAGAGAAAGCTAAGCAGAAGGGTAGAAGAATTATTGGATTTAACAGAAGAAGCAAACGAATTTATAGAAGGCATAAATGACAGCCTGGTAAGACAGATAATTGCTTTAAGATATGTAAATGGGCTTACATGGGAGCAAGTAGCTGCAAGTATAGGAGGAAACAATACGGCAGATAGTGTAAGAAAGATTGCAGAAAGATTTTTGAAAGAAGCAGTATGAGATAAACTTGTCCGCCATGTCCATTTTGAATGTGCTATTATGTTAATAGTAAAAAAGATATAGCCGAAATTATTTTGGTGTGACGGGCGGCGAAATATTCATTCAATCCAAAATAAATTACATGGAGATGATAATTTGTTAAATCCACCTATTTCAAGAATGGGAGGGAAAAGTAAACTAAGAAAAACAATTATTAGCATGATACCTGAACATACATGCTATGTTGAACCTTTCTTTGGTGCAGGTTGGGTATTTTTTGGCAAGGAGCCAAGCAAGGTTGAAGTGATAAATGACATTGACAAAGAACTTATAAATATGTTTAAGATGATGAAATATCATGAACCAGAAATAACAAGGCTTATGCAGTATGAAATATGCTCCAGGGATGAATTCGATGAATATGCTAAAGCTGATGTAAACTCAATGACGGATGTTCAAAGGGCAATAAGGTTTATATATGTTTCATCACAAAGTTTTGCAAGCGAGGGTAACCATTTTGGATATGGGACAACAAGCAGGCCCGACCCTCAAATATTCTGCACAGAACACCTTAAATGTATTAAAGAACGCTTGAGGAATGTATATATTGAAAACTTAAGTTTTGAAAAGATATTTGAAAAATATGACCGACCACATTGCTTTTTCTATTGTGATCCACCTTATTATGAAACGGCTGGCTATAATAATAAATTCGGAGAAAAAGAGCACCTGCTATTAAGAGACTTATTGAAAGATATGCAAGGTAAATTCTTGCTTACAATAAACGACCATCCTGAAGTAAGAGAATGGTATAAAGATTTTAATTTAAAAGAAGTTAAAGTTAATTATTCTGTATCAAGGGAGCAGAAGGCAAGGAAGAAATATAATGAATTGATTATTACTAATTATTAAGTCAAAAGGAAGTGAGGAGAGGTGAAGATTGGGACAATATTGAGGGCGCAACAGCTGGACATATATAATAAATTGAATAGCAATGGCAAGAAGAAGGAGAGAAAGTCCAGGAAGGACAGTCTCTCCTTTAATTTTTATAAAAGGTTAATGGAAAACAATAAAGGCGTAGATGAAAGAAAATGCAGATGAGTTATTAATTTATCATATAATCTTTATCTCCTTCATAAATATAAAGCGGAGGTGATTGAATGGCAAGAGACTTTTCTAAAAAGTTTTATAACAGCAAGGAATGGGCTAAATGCAGAGAAGCTTTTAAACAATCTAAGTATGGTGTATGTGAACGTTGTGGTATGCCTGGGGAAGAAGTTCATCACAAAATATATTTAACTCCAGACAACATAAATAATCCTTACATTACTTTAAATTGGGATAACTTAGAACTTTTATGTTCATCCTGCCATTCAAAGGAACACAACAGTAAATACGAGTCATTGAGGGAAGATGTTCAGTTCGATAAAAATGGGGATTTAGTAAGGAGATAAAAACATGACAGCCTATGCCCCCCTATAAAAAAGTTGGGAATTGTCTGCTTGAATACCATGTGCCTATATAAGAAGAATACGCAGGAGCTTTACTTAAAGGGGTGTGGTATAAAATGTAAGAGAAAAAAGGTGATTTTTAGTGACAAATAAAAAAACTAAGGATGATTTAACAAAAGATGAAAGAATTAAAAAAGAAATAAGGAGACTTAAAAACATATATTCAAAGATGGATCCTGATGTAAAAAAAGTGACTCAATCCCTTATAGAAAATGCTGCTTTTATGGCTGTAACATTAGATGATCTCCAAGAAATTATAAATAAAGATGGGGTTATATCAGAATATCAGAACGGAGCTAACCAATGGGGCACTAAAAAATCACCTGAAGTAGAAGTATATAATACAATGGTTAAAAACCACATGGCCATAATAAAACAATTAACGGATCTTTTGCCTAAAGAGGTAAAGGCGGTGGTAGAAGAAAATGACGGCTTCGACAGCTTCATTAATTCTAGAACCGACTAAATACCCAAGAACTAATCCTGACATCGTGTATGGCAAAATCAAGCCCAAAATTAAGAATGGATTTAGGAAATATCCAGACGATTATAACCCCATATTGGAATACTGGGAACAGATAGAAAACGGTACAACTCTAGTAAGCAAAAAAGTACGTCAGCAATATAAAGAAATAGTAAAATGGATTAAAAATAACGGATACAAAGAATGGTTTTACTCTCCAAAGCGGGCTAACCATATAATAGAGTTTGCGGAGAATTTTTGCTGCCATAGCAAAGGGAAACTTGCAGGTAAAAAAGTAGTATTAGAACTTTGGGAAAAGGCATATTTAGCTAGTGTATATGGGTTTATAGACATAGAGGGGAACAGAAAGCACCAAAGGGTAGTTCTGATTGTAGGGAAAAAGAATGGTAAATCCTTACTGGATTCAATTATGGGTCTTTATGGCTTGGTGGCAGATGGTGAAGGTGGTCCAGAAGTTTATGCAGTCGCTAGAGTGGTGGCGACTTTAAATTGAGCAAAATCGGCGAAGGCTAAATTTGATATATAGAAACAAACATTCACCTCACAATATTAATGATATAATAATATTGTGAGGTGAATGTAATGAAGATTGTGGGTATTTATAAAATAACAAATTTAATAGATGGGAAAGTGTATATAGGACAAACAGTAAACTACAATAAAAGAAAGAAAAGACATTGTTAGTAATGACGTGGTTTACAATATTATGTACAACAAAAACATATATACACATCATGCCCGATGTGAGAGAAGAATTAAAAACAAGAACATCTATCTTGCAAGAAAATAAAATAGAATTATCTATCGAAATGTATCTATCTGGCAATTCTCAAAACAAAATAGCTAAAGAGCTTAATATTAGCAGAAATACTTTGAGA